ATATTGTCTTCTCATCCCTATACCAGAATTAGATATTAATCTTCGTGGTGTATTTAACTGGTCATATACCTGTTCCCCATAAGATCTCATTAAATAATTCCACTTTGCGGACCAGTATTTTGCTGCTTTAAGATTCTGTCCTTTGCCTTCGGCAAGAAAAAGTTGGCGTAGGACATATGCCTTTAAAAGTCTTCTACGAATATAATCTGGGAGTTTATAACCTATACCATCCGCGACAGTGTAAAATTCCACAATACACTGTGTTTTAATAACACTGGGAGTAAATAGATTAAGTTGAGAAGATGGTAGGGTTTCAATAGGAGTAGGAAATAACTTAATAGTCATTTGACCTACATTATTATAAACGTAATCTGTAGGAGTACCTGAAGAAGTAGCCCCATTAATTTTCTCTCGAAAATCTCGATGAGAAAAAGGGTCTAATTTTATCCCTCTGTAGGTAATACGTCGAATATTAGTAACATTATCGCTTAAAATATATAGCGATGTCCCTGAAAGAATAGGTAATGCTACTCTATCAACTATACATGGATATTCTGTTGTAAATGCTTGTTCGGCAGCTAAACTATACCTGTTTATCTGACTCGAAGTAAAAAGAGGCATCCGTGACGTACTCTAGTTTGAAGTTCGATTCAAACTAAGCTAGAGTTTAAATTTTAATTAATAAATCTCGCCTTGCTAGATTCTTCACACGATCAAAATATTCAGAAAGAGTATCCTCGTAGTCTTTAAAGTATTCGTTAGCTTTAGTATATTCTTCCGCTTGCTCTAATAAATCCCCAGAACAATATTGTTCTAAAAGACTTTGAGCATCACTAGCTATTAATGGAGTGTCTGTATCATCATCTATATTTGCTGCTTTTGCAGCATAATAAAGGTCAAAAGTACCAGTTGGCACAGATAAATATGGCCAAATCACATTAAGTTCAAAATTTAGTGGGCACCATACTTGTGGTTGGCCTTCTGCTATTTCCCAATCAGTGCGGATAGAATCAAGATCCTTTATTGTAACATCATCTAAAAGCCAATGATTTGTGTTATTATTAAAAATAGCAATAACACACATGAAGTCTTCCACGCCTAAAAACTTAAAGTCGTAATAGCATCCTGCTATAAAACTTAATGTAACCTTCTTAATTGAACATCTGGTCCTGAATAAAACATCAGAATAAGCATCTTCCATAGATTCAGTCATATCTGCGGCTGAATAATATGTAATGCCAGAATCATTAAGATTCTCTCTTATATCAGTCTTTATATCTGCAAAACTACTCATTTTATTTCGCCATTAATTATCCAGCCATGCCAATGGCCAGATTGTTCTGCATTTATAGAAGGATAGAACGAAATATTAGTAAAGTCATCACCAGTTTTCTCCCAAATTTTTCCAGAACCTATATCTTCAAAATTTACAGCTAACCTTATACTTAGACAATGAGGGCATTTAAAAGTTAAACCCACATGATTTGCACCGAATGTACTCCAACCTAACGTAAACCATTTAGGTTCCAAATCAACTAATTTCATTTTTGTAAAAAGATTTCTTTAACTAATAGATTTTCCCTAGTCATGGGAGCAGGACCTTTATTAGCTATTAAGAAAGTATTATATTCTCTAAACGGTTCTGGTGCAGATCCTATATTATGGAACCCACAAGAAGTTAGATATTCTTCTACTTCGGCCGTAACCATTGGAACAACATGATAATCACCTGGATAAAGTTGTCTACCATATAAAGTAGCTCTCCAAAAATCCCGCTGACCTCTTGTATTCTCTAAGAAATTAAAAGCTACTTTTTCAAACTCAGGATAAGCTAGACGTAATTCACCTTCAGGTTTAAGTACTCTCCAAAACTCACAAAAAATTTGCGGCCAATATCTTTGTTCAATATGTTCAATATTATGGATACAATGAATCAAATCTACTGTTTCCGCTTCATATGGGAATGGATGTACCTTTAAATCAAGAACAAGATCAGGTTTAACTGATTCTTCTACATCTATATTGATAAAATCTTTTAATTTAGTCTCTCCACATCCGTAGTTCAACTTCATTTTGTTCTCCTAACTTGAGCTACGCACGCATCAATATACGCTTGATTTCTAGCTATACCATCGTCTGTTTCACCACGATATAACTTAGCCTCATCCATTAAACTATCAAAAAATGCTTTTAATTTACCTTTAATAGCAAATTCTACTGGCTCAGCATTCATCATATGCCCCGGTTGAACTCCAGTATGTAGAAAAATTCCAGGTTTAGGATCTAAACTATCCTGCACCTTCATACAGAAATAAACATCTTCAGTATGATTTTTTGCAGTTAAAAAGTATGGTTTAGGACACGCTTTTAAGACATCAATCTTAATTAAAGCACATGAGAAACCAATAGCATCACATTCTTGGATTTCTTTATAACGGTAAGGTAGTTTAGTTGCTTCCTCCTCACCTATTACCTTAACTATATCTTCTTTTTGATACCACTCATCATTATAAACATATTCTTTTTCTAAATCGTTGAAAAAATCAAGATTTCTGACCTCTTTACCGTCTTTAATAGTATTTTCCTTATACTTAAATGCCATGTTATTAAACGGGTACCCACGAATAATAACGAGTCCGGCTATAATATCCTTGTCAGCAAGTAATAGTTTTTCTAAAGTATCCGGTGGAACCATGACATCATCATCTATAAACATTAAATAGTCACAGTTCATTTCCATAGCCATTTGAGCGGCTGTATTTCGTGCTGTATCTATAGCCATTCTTTCTGGGGTCCAAAATTCAAATTTAATTCCAGGTATATTTTTAGCTGAATAAGTAAAAAAATGACAATGATTAGCGTAAACATTAGAGTTTACAGATTGTAGGGTATTAACCAGTACAAAAACCCTTTTATTTGAGATATCTACCTTATTTTCCATATCTATCCTTTAAGAAGAAATATGGGGGAGTTTATCTCCCCCAAAAAGTTTACATAGAGTGAACTTGAACCTTAACTGTCAAGAAGGATGCAGTCTGTCCTGATAACAAACTAGATGCTTGAGTTGTTTGAGAAGCATAAGTTTGTCCAAGTCTAACTTTGCAGTAAACTGAGAATGCTTGAGATAGATTATTAGAAAATCCCTGATCAGCATCCAAACTTCCTGCAAGAGTTCCAGTTCCAGTAATAGGAACTAATTGATCTCCAATACCACCAGCCGGATAACTTGCCCAGACATCTGAAGATGCTACGGCTCTTGTAGAAACTCGAAGTCGAACACCATCATTAAATCCAAAAACCTGGGCTTCTCCAAAAGCATTAACAGCTACAGCATTATAGGCGATACCAAAGTAATTTCCCTGTAAAGCTGCGGCCAAATTATTTGAAGAAACACAGCGTAAACCATCTTCTGTTCCTGAACAAGCTAGAAAAACTGGAGATCCAGCTTTAATTGGAATAGTATCAGAATTTCGGAAAACTGCGGCCATTACATCGCGCTTACTTCCAACTACTTTAAATCTCATTGAAATTGATCCCTTTTGTCGGTCTCATCTTGACTTAAAATTGGGGCCTAAAGAATCAAAGAACTCGCATAACGGTAAGGTTATTAATATTCTCTGAAACTTGCTTAAGGCCCCAATCCTGTGATTAGGGTATAAATTAAAGTCTAGCTAAAAGTAAATGCAGCCGAACGCTGGATTTTACCCCAGACGCCATGTTTTCTACGATTATTTACTGTAACCTGTCCCATCCATGCACAATGTCCAACTCGCGCATCCTGATTTGCAGGTTTAGTAAATACTTTTCCATTCTCATCTTCCAACATTTCAAAATCTCGACCTTCAATAGGACGAATCTTGAAAAATTTAGAATTTAACAGATACATTGTACCAAAAGTAGCTGTAGATGTTAAATTACTAAATGCGTCTGGAACCTTATCATCCATAACTAATAGACTTTGGCCATTACCAAAAGGGATACGAATATTAGTAAATGGAAAATTTGTATCTGAACTTGTTTGACGATACTTCTGATAAAGAGACATAGATGCAATCTCATATGTTTGCTGATCTGCCAAACAAATATCAGGAGCACCACCAGTTCCTAGTGCACAAGTATTATAAATATTCATCCATTCTGCAATGAATGTACTACCTGTGTTAGTTCCAGAAGCAGAAGTCTTTGTCTGATTCCTCCACCATGTAGAAGTACTTTGATTAATATTTCCAATCAAAGTAGAGGTTGTAGGATCAAACTTAACTAGTTTTCCTAATGGTTCAATAGAAAGTGAACCATTAATAGGATTAGTTTTTGGTGTATCAATTAAAGCGTCACCACCACCACGCATAAAATTACTTGAAAAACCTTCCTCAATACCCATTGAGCACTGAGTCATCTTAGTTTTAACAAGATTAATAATCTTTCTGCGATTCTGAATAATCTGCTTCATTGAATATGTAACTGGAGTAGCAAGCTGACGCCACTCATAAATTGCGGCAGTTACACCATCAGTTTCAGCAGTACTTAATTCATCAAATCCATCATAAGATTCCATCGGAGAAAGAGCATACATTAATTCTTCTTCAATGTGTGTTCCACCATCCGCGGACTCATAAGAATCTGATTTCATAATCATGTGCAAGAAAGCGTTACTTGCACCGATTTGATCTACTAACAAACCTCGACTATTCGCCAAACTTTGGGTAAATAAGGCATCAAAATATTTTGCAATATCTGAAGGTGCCGCGGTATCACCAAAAGTTATAGTTGCAAGTGAGACTCCTTCATAAGTATGATGAGAAAAAAGAAGAATTAGTGAATAAATTTGAGCAGATAAAATTCCAAGCGCAAAAAGCATTCGACCAAAACTAACTTTTCGCTCTTTCATTCTATGCCTTCTTCATTTCTTTAGCTATAGACTCCTCTGCAAGTCTTATAGCATCGTTAATATTCTTGACTTGGGTAGATTTAATCCCATCTTTCATGGAACTGGAAGAAGACCTACTCTTTGACGTTAACTCATCTAATGGAGATGATTTCTTTTTAGACGTACTTTCACTAGAACCTGTAGACTTTTTAACTAGTGAAATTTTAAGGTTTTCCGCAGCCTCGCGGATTCCTAACCTAATAAATTTTTCTGGAGGTTGTTTAGGTCCAGGAACAATCTCACCATTTTCCTGCATCCTAACAAATTCCTTTAAAACTGCTACTGGAACATCTACATACTCAGAAACTACTTTTTCCTGAGCTGCAACAATTCTTTCCTTAAGTATATTAAGTTCACCCTCAGCAATCTTAGTTCTAATGTCTTTTGTAGACTCGGTTATTTGAGTTTTAAATAAATCTTCAAGTAAATCGCCTAAATCTTCTGTTAAGAAAGGATACTTAGCCCCTATTTTATCCTTTACGATGTCCTTAATCGTTTTCTTTGCAGCAGTCTCTTCTTTTTTAGTCTCTATTTGTTCTAACTTTAATCCCGCTTGCGCGGCTAATGCTCTTAAAGTCTCTATTGAAGTATTAGGATTATTAAGAAGTTTAAAGACGTTCTTAGCCTGAATTTTTTGATCCTCATCTAGATCATCTTCCTCATCTTCATCTTCGTCTTCATCTTTATCATCAGTATCTTCCTTCTTATCATCCTCTTTATCATCATCCTTCTTGCTATCTTCATCATCTTTATCTAAATCTTTAGTTGCTTTATCTATAGCCTCATCTAAAGTAGGTTTGGCTTCATCACCTCCGCCAGGTTTTTCATCACCTTCTTTTTCATCAATAGTTAGTTGATTTAAGTAGAATAATTTCCTTAGTAACATATAATCTCCTAATACACTTTAGATTTTGGACGCATTTCAGCTACACTATCACCCTTTTTACCATAAAACTTAGCCATATTTCCAGCTATTCTTTCAATATGAGCCTTTCTTTGTTCACCTTTAGTCGCACCCTTGCGGCGGTCGTGCATTTTAGATTTCTTAACTATTTTCTTCTTAATCGGTGTCTCGTCCGGATTTTCCATATTGTTTTACAGTGTTAGCTGCACTCCTATGTTTGAAATATTCTACTTCTCGTAGTCTCTTAACTGCGGCTTTCTTACTTAAACCTGGTTTAGATAAATTCTTAGAACCTGATTCAGACTTAACTTGAAATCCATTACCTGATTCAACTATCATTATTGACCTACCTGAGAATAAAGTTGAGCCGTAATATCATTAAGAGAATTAGGCATTTGCCTTTGAGCCATACCTGCGGCTGCCCCATTATCTTGATTTCCTTGAGGAATTAATCCTTGAGCTGCTACACTTTGTCCAGCCATATTTGCCTTTTCCATTAATGCAAGCATAGCCATTTTCTGATATTCACGTATAACACGTTCATTTTTATATCCGCAACGATATGCTGTTTCTCTAACTAATGTAGGAGACATTGCTATGGCAGGAAATTGTGTAACTAAAGAAAGAAACTCGATAAAAGAAGCTTTCTCTTTTACCATGTTTTCAGGAGTAGAATTAACGACATTACAGATAATATCGAAATCATATCCATCTACAAGACTTTGAGAAGTGATATAATTATAGATAGGCTGTTTATCTTGAACCTCAGAAAAAATATCCTCTGGATTACCAGGGTCTAATGAAGATTTAATCCAGAATCCCTGCTCTAATTTTTCTCCCATCTGGAGTAACATTTCTCTCCCTACGGCAGAAACGAATCGAGAGAAATCTATTTGTTCTAAACTTTCTACTATACTTTGGTCTGAAGCTATTTGTCTAGTAGCTGTAGCAGTTTGTCTATCACTTGCGCGCCCGCGAGCTACAGGAATACTTGCAACTATATCAAAGTCATCTTTAGCCATCGTTAATCCATCAACAATATTTGCATCTATTTGTGGATTTTGGATTGGCCTAACTGAAGGATTTCCATCTTTTCTCTTAGTTACAATAATAGAGCCATCTTCGTCTGTTTTTAATTTTTCTAATTCATCAGTATCGTGGTCGCCTTTTGAGACTTCAAATTTTCGTGTTGCACGACGTCTATATCTTCTAATTTGTTCTCGTGCTTCATTAACTTCATTTTGTGGAGATAACCATTGCCATACAGGAGGAATAGGATACCATCCTTTAAGGGAGATATCACTTCTATAAGTAGCGAAAGGAAGCCTTTCAAAAGACTCAGAATACATTTCAACGAATGGACCATCTAAAATCAATAACCTTTTCTTACTAATATTGTCCCAAATATGCCAAACTTTACAAAGTTCGCCGTCTTCTAGGTCAGAGATACCTTCAATCTTATTTTCTTTAAAATAATCTAATGCGTCCGCAGTATCTATACTATAGTACTTTGTATCATAGTTACTTGGAAATTTAATACCTTCAGTTTCTTGAAGAACCTTTTTGGAGATAAAACCATAATAGCCGCACCAGTCACAATTCCGTAGTTTAACATTATCGGACATGCTGACTCTGAATCTTCTTGCAGAGATCCATTTTGTGTATACTGCTTCATTATCTGGAAGTTCATCATGCTTTACAACACGATCTTTTGTATCAGAAATTAATGGATCTTCATGAGATTCCATCTCAAGTTTAGGTGCATTAGGATTCTGCCAATCTTTAGAATATCCAACTTCCATTACAGCAAATCTAAAGAAACTATCTAAAGCCGCATAACGTATATCATCTACAAATTCTAATCTAGGATCTGAAACCTTAGTATTTAGAGCGTCTTCTTTTAACTGCGCTGATCTTACAGCAAAATCCTGATTCCAGTCCATTTGTCCAGGCCGCGGGGTTAGAATAAATTCAGGATAAGTATACGTTATGTTTGCTACTTTTCTTTTGATCGTAGTGTAAACTAGATTTACTGTGTATGGCCGGCGGGACCCAGATAATTCTATCTGTACTCCATTTGCTAATCTCCATTGAAAACCTTCCCAATAATTTTCTAATGTATCACAACGAAAACGGTTTTCCCATTTCTTATAATACTTATTAGCTTGAGAAATTCTTAGTCCCCAAGGTGTAGTAATTGAAAGGTCTATCGAAACTTTTTTAGCCATTAACCTTGATTAATCAAATTGTTCTTATTTTTAAAGACTTGATTATAGTATGCAAAACTTCGTTTCGGCGGCTTCTTATGCACTATTGGTAAACCTACTCCGTGATATGCAACATAATATCTTACGCAATCATAAGCATGATCTGGAACACTTTCATCTCGATCTTCAGTATAAAACTTCTTACCATTTATTTCACCTAAGAGTTTCTTTTTCTGTCGAGATGTTTCTATTACAGCTTGGTGCACCCCATAAGGCCAACGATTTATAGAACTCATTAAAAAATAAAGCCCAGGTGATGGCAGATCTGGAAGGAGATCCACTTTATTTCTAATGTTCAGTAAATTTGTTATAGTCGTTATAGGGTGCCTAAATTTCGGAACGCACCTAAATAATTCATTTATTCTATTTCTTGTAGCAAGTTCATTATTATCTGCTGGTCCCCAATGTATCGGAGGAGCAGTTATTTCTTCCTCATCAGCGTATTCATCTGCTACAGTCCAAAAGTTTCCATTCTTTTGACCTCCCGTACCTTTTTTAAAGATCGCGGGATCTGCCACATCTACTTCTAAAGACCAATTTTCTTCTCCAACTAATTCAGAGTTAATATCAAATATGTTCTGACGATGTTTAGAAATAACTTCATTTGGCTGGTAATATTCGCCAAATATAATATGTATCCCATTGTAGCAAGCAATCCACAAGCAGCAAGTAGGAGAAGTTTCTCCATGATCGAGTATTTTAAATAAGGATGCTTTGCTTCGCAATATTTTGAGAAGTTCATCCCAGACTTCTTGAGATAGTTCATCTGGATTAATCTTACATTCCTTAGGAATATAGTGTACTGCTCCTCCGGATATAACTTTTTTACCTAAATAATACTTATCTATCCATGCCTGATCTCTTGTAAGAATTTGAGAAATAGTACCAGCATCATTAAGATTATCGTCAGTCTTCCTAACAATAGAAAAATGCGTTGATAATGACTTCCGTTCGGGTGAGTCGTCATCAAAATAACGAGACACCCAGTGAAACTCATCATCAGAAGGATTGTCGAGAATATCAACATAATTTAATACTAATGGTTGTCCGTATACTTTATGTCGTGGCCATTCTGGAAACTGATCTAATAAAGGTTGCGGAACAATAGCTTTATCCCAACGGCCAACACGTGCATCCATTAATAGAAAAATACTTTCTTCAACTTCCTCCGCTTGATCTATAACTAACGAATTAATTTCAAAACCCTTAGCCGTAGCCTCATCCATCTGATCGAGATGAAGCCAATATATTCTTGACCCATTAATGAAAACTGTAAGACCAAAGTTCTCGTCATGTGTTAAAATAAATTCTTTAGGGCAAATCTTAAAAAAGGTTTGCATCGTAGTGGCTCGAAGGTTTTTATAAACCTGCCGGCAGAAAGCCATTCTGTAACCTGAGAAAGTAGTTAACATTACTACTGCTCTTTGACAAGCTACATAAGTCTTACCATTACCAAAACCACCACCAAACCTATTATTACGTTTGCGACTCCAGAAGAATATTTCTTGTTCAGGATTACGGAAATCTATTCTAAGATCCATTACGGTCCTACAGAAATAACTATTGTAATGTTAATTACTGGGCCAGTAATATCAGGTTGAGCGTTATTAATTACTACTGTTAATGCGTTTGAAGTTCCAGTATTAGGTTTACTTCCGTCACATACTTTAGTAGGATCTGTACTAGAACCTGCTTTATCTGTAGCTTTAGCTGTAATGGTATACGTTCCATTAGTTACTTTAGTTGTATCCCAAACAAAAGTATAGTTAGTTCCAGAATTAGGTGTAGTAAATAATGGTGAGAGAGGATTACTTCCAGAAAAGAATTGAACATCTTTAATACCACAAGATGTTGCCCCTACTATAACTGGATCACTTGCAGTTGCAGATAAAGTTACACTTCCATTTACTGTTTGGGCTGCTAGCGTAATAGGAAACAGTAAAATAAATAAAAGTAATTTTTTCATACTAGTTTAATGTGACAGGTTGATTAGTAATTAACCTTACTCCAATATTCGCCGCTGCCATAACTGGCATAGAATACTTTGGAGGAATAATACCTGAGGCTCCTATCGAGATGGCCCCGCCAAGTAAATTTAACCAAAATGTTTTAGACTTCAGAATATTCTTAGCTTCCATTTATTTTACTCCCATTAGTAAACAATACCGCTCCTGTGGTCTGCCGGATATAGAGTTCAAATCCCTCACCATAATAACCCATAAATACTTTAAATGCTTCTGTAGAATTTAATACTGCTAATTCAGAGGAACCAGTTACTCTAGTTAAACAAGAAATAGTCTTACCTACACCTATACAACCTTCAACATCATTTGGCCAGTTAGCTATATGAAATAAAATATTTTCTCTATTAGGAACATTTAATATTTCAATAGCATTATAACCATCTTTATTAAAAAATCTAGGGACACAAGTATAAGACCCTTCAGGTATACAAGAAATCTTACTTGCATTATTTAACCAAGGACGCTCTACTGTAGCTAACCAGTCAGATCCACAAAGAAACTTACCAAAAGTTCCAAAAGGAAAGTAAGCAGTTCTAATTAAGTCTAATCTTTTCATTTTCCCTTAGCTAAAGCGATATTAATTTTTTGAACATCTTCAGTAATACTACTATGAAATATCTTATCTTCTATAACATGATCGTTGTAATCTTTAAGGGTAATATCTACTTTAGTCGTCCAACTACTTAACTTCCAGAAAGCTCCCAATAAGATACTTGTTTGTCCTATTATGGCGATTAGAAGAATTATACTGTCTCTTTCCAATCTATCCTCCTAAGAGAAAAATTCTCCTCTTTGTTTTGCTTCCATTTCCTTATCTAAGTCTGTTAGAAAAGGATATGTTCCACAAAATCTATATCCCATCTGTTCACAGTAATTACGTGATTTAACTATAGCCTGTGAAAGATTTCCATGAAATTGAAAACTTTTAACCTCAGGTGCCCGATTTCCTCTACGAAACCATACTATATATAGAGGTAATGCAGGATTAAGTCCTGGAGCTATTTCAATTGATTTTTCTTCTGGATTAGTTGTTACAGGAGAATCAGGAGTCTCAGTTTTCATAATATTCCTTAAGTCTAATTAAGATACAGGTACAACTAAGTTAAGCAGGGTTTTAGCCTCGCCGGAACTTAATATATTGATAACTACAGATGGAACCTTAACTTTCTTTTCAGCATCAGTATAAACAGAATTAGCCTTAAGAGAGATTTCTGCTGCTCTTAAGGCTATTTCTGGTTTATCGTCATTCATTAATGAAGCAATTCTAGAGGCAGCGGCTTCTATTCCTGCGCCGCGAGCTTTAAAAATCTTTTGAACATGAGAAAGTTCTTCCCCTGCGGGAATCTCAACTTCATCAGATTCTATTCCAGCATCAGAAAGAACAGAATTAATTCCGTTAACTACTTCATCATTTAAACTGTAGTTAAGCCGCGTACTCACTTTGTTCGCACTCCTTAGATAGAATAAAGATCATAGGATCAGGTTTAATAAATGCCCTAAGAGGAGATAGTTTAACTTTCTTCTCCATGTGCTGAGCAAATTTAATCTTTTCTAATTCAATCTCATGTGGAAACTTTAATTTAGTTAACATATTCTTCCTCCCTTCTAACTACAGTACCCTGTGGGCTTAAATTATATGATAGGCCGACATTCTTTTTAGGATAATCAAATTTAGATCTATGACAGATTAAGGCTAATCTTCCTGGAGGGAGATCTTCACGGAAGAAGATTCTTATTTTACCGTATTCTGTTTCTAACATTGTATCGCCTTCGGTGGCCCTACTTACGCAGCGGGTGATAATAAATAAGTCTTCAATTTTTATACCTTGTTCCTTAACTCGCTTTTCTAAAACATCGCCGACCCATTGTCTTGTAACTGGTATATGTATTCCGTCTATAATCATATAGATACACCTGTACTTGGCCTTGTAGGGAGTATGCTACATTTCATGCTTGTGTGCAACCCCTTTTTAGGGTATGCTTTCAGTAGGTTACGCGCTTCATACCTAACCAGCTACCGGCGAAGCCGGATAATTTAAGTAGGAGTTTAAAAAGTTATGCCAAGTAAAGGTTCATTAGAAGAAAGACAGAAAGAGATGCGGAAAAAATTTTTGAAACCTAAAAAAGAATCTTCTATTAGGAAGGTTTCTAGTGTGGATATTCTTAGGAGTTTAAGGAAATCTATATTAAGGGGGGATTAGTTGAAACTGAAAATGTTCACGTGTGGTCTGTTGGGGGTGTCTACCCGGTCAATAGATGATAGATTATAGATCATACGATAATCTATTAACCTAGAATCAATTACTTACAAACCATGTCAAAATATTGACACACCGAACATATGTCGGTATCGGTTTACCTTACACTTTTAAAAACCTTGTAAACATAACAAAAGAATAAACTTATACGTTTACATGAAAATGTTGTAAGGTTTACCGACGTTTACTTAAGTTATTGATTCTAAATAAGTTAAGTATCATTTCATGTTTACATGTCGGAAAACCTTACACTTTTTCAAGTGTCAAAGAATTGGATGTATAAGAAAATAAATAAGTTAAGGTTTGGCAGGTGTATTGCTCTTATGTGGGCAGGAGGAACGGACAATGACAAGCATGAAACAAATCTACAAACATTATCAGCACCACCTACGCCTTTGTCGTCGACTTAAAGTATCTACACATTGGACTCTTGAAATGATGATTGCAGCTAATCGGTAGATGGTTCTTTAGGATGGTTCGATTCCATCCTACCGAATGTTCGGTAAGGTCCATTAAGGTTTCTGGTAGGGTTAGATTTTGGCAAGAGTAAGTCCAGAGGGAAACGACCGTTACGTCTGGTAAGTCTTTTGTACCATTGTGGAGTCGATAGCTTAAACAGGCTAATTCCATAACCCGAAACATACTTTCCCGACAAGCCAGAGGATTTAGTCAGAATCCGATTACTTACCGTAGGCACATGTAGCGCGAGAGAATCCTACATAGTAGAGCAAAGGAAATACTTACCTATTGTTTGTAAGCGGTAGGCAAAGGTTTCCGAAAAGCCCATGTTAAACAGACATGGTACAGTTTCATTATCTAACAAGTAATGAAAGGGTA